GTCGATGAGTTCGTTAAAGTTGATGAAGATTTAATAGATACAGTATTCAAGAAAATGTTAACCTCTCAACGTGAACCAGCATTCTTACATAAGGCTAAATATAAAAATTACCCTCGTGAAGAAAATACTCAAATGTATTTATCATCTGCATGGATGAAATCACACTGGGCTTATGACTCAATGCGTTCGTTTACCAAACAAATGCTCAAGAAGAAAAGTGAAGATGACTTAAAGTCATTTGTTTGTCATATCCCCTACTATACAGGTGTTATGGAAAAACTTTATTCTCATAAACAAATGAAAGCCGAAGCTCAAGCAGAAGGTTTCAATAAGATGAAATTTGCTATGGAGATGGAAGCAGTTTGGTGGGGAGAAACTGAGTCAGCTTTCTTCAATTTTAATACGATTGACTTTAATAGAAAGCTTAGTCAAGCATTCTATCCTAAAGAAGTTTTAGTTCAAGCAGATATAAATAACCCAATCAAAGAGCCTAAAGAGAAACGTCTCTTAGCAGTCGATGTTGCCCGAATGGGTGGTAACTCAAATGACGCTTCTGTGTTCAGTTTGATTAGATTATTACCTAAGGGAAAACAACAATATGAACGTCAACTTAACTACATGGAGGATATGGAAGGTATTGACTTCCAAACTCAAGCAATAAGAATTAGACAATTATACGATGATTTTGATTGTGATTATATTGTACTTGACTTAAAAAATGTTGGTGCTGGTATCTTAGATAACTTGAGAATACCTTTAACCGATATTGATCGTGGTGTTGAATATGAGCCACTGAACGTTTCTAATGATGATGATTTAGCTTCTACTTGTAAATATCCAGAAGCACCAAGAGTTATTCACGTTATTAACGCTACTAATGAACGTAACATGGAAATGGCTAACTTATTAGCCGATAACTTCATGCGAGGCAAATTTAGATTGTTAATTCGTGAAGAACAAGCTGAAGAGTTATTTAGACAAGATAAGAAACTTAAATACCTCAATCTCAACCCTTCTACTCAAGCTCTACTTAAATATCCATATCGACAAACTGAATTATTTATCAGTGAGGTCATGAACTTAGAGCAAGTAAACATGGATAATGGAGCATTTAAACTCGTTACTTCTGGCAGAGCACGTAAGGATAGATACTCTTCTGTTTCTTATGGAAATCAATTCGCTACTATTCTTGAAAGAGAATTAGCTCGTCACACAAGAAACATTGATTTCAAACGTTTTGGATCAGTCAGAAAACCTAAAAATATTATATAGAAAGATGTGATAACACGTTGGAAGATAAAAAAGCTCCAGTAAATGAAGACTTTTTAAATTACATCAAAAACTATGCCGATGTAAGAAACATACCTCTTTCAAGACGTAAGATGGCCTCGTTGTTTCACACTTCTAAAACTGCAATTGATGATGTCTCACAAGAAAAACTAAATACTTGGTTACGAAAACCTGATAAGTTTTACGTGAATATTATCGAGCTTTCGAAAGACTTATATTACAAGTCTGGTGAATATCGTAGCTTACTTAATTACTTTATTGATATGGCTCGTTTCTATTATGTGATTGATCCATTGTTTAGCAGCGATAGTAAGATGAGCAAGGAGAAAGTCAAAAAAGACCTCTCTAAAATATCTTTACAACTTAATAAAATGAATTTAAAACATGAGTTAGCTAAAATTTACAAAACATGTGTACTTGAAGATATTTTCTTTGGTTATGAAATCGAAGATAAAGACAATTACTTCATGTTAAAACTTGATCCAAAGTATTGTAAATTAGTTGGTATCTCTGACGGGATGTATACATATGCTTTCAACCTGTCCTATTTTGACGGTAATTTAGATTTATTAAAAACATTCCCAGAAGAGTTTCAAAGAGCATATTTAGAACGCTCTATTGATAAGCAAGCTGACTTAAATTGGTTTATTCCAGACTTCACTAAATCAGTTGTTTTCAAAATTAATGAAGACGATCCTACTATTTTACCTCCATTTTCTACAATGTTTGAACCCCTATTAGATTTAAACGATTATAAAAAGCTTAAAAAAGCTGGAGCTAAAATTAATAACTACATGTTATTACATCAAAAAGTGCCAATGCATGATAATGCAAATAAAGATTATCAAGCTGATAACTTCGCAATCTCAGCTGAGGCAATGGACTACTTCAGCGAGTTAGTTAACGAAAACTTACCAGATGAAATTGGTTCTATCGTTTCCCCTATGGAAGTTAACCCTATTAAATTAGATAGAGATGATAAAACTGATAAGGTACTTGAAGCTACTAGAGATGTTTATAACGCTTCTGGTGTTTCTTCATTTATCTTTAACAATGATAAAAACTCTACTGGTGGTTTAACTTACTCAGTTCGTAAAGATGAGTTATTCGTAATTAATTTCTACCGACAAGTTGAGAGATGGTTAAATCGTAAAATCAGATATGGCAATATCGTAGCCAAAAATCAATGGAGAATTTCTCTATTAAATGTAACTGGAATGAGTGAAGATACTTACTTAGAACAATTAACTAAGTCTGGCACATTCGGTTTCTCAGTTAGAGGACGTATTGCTGCATTACATGGTTTAGATTACCATACCTTATCTCAAAGTTTAGAATTAGAAAACAACATCTTAGATTTAGATACTAATTTAATACCTCTTGCTAGTTCTCATACTGGTGGTTTAAATACTGCTGTTGAACAAACAAAAGGCAAAATAGAAGACTCTGGTGGCAGACCTACTAAAGAAACTAAAGACTTGTCTGATAGTGGACAAGCAAATCGTGACTCTAGTAATTCTGAGACAAAATCTTTAGAAGGTGGTGACACTAATAATGAATAAATCAAGTAATTCTATTCCAATGTCTACTCAACTTTTAGAAGAATACACTTCAGAAGAAGGAGATATTCGCTTCACGAAAGTTAAGTTATGGCTTATGCATACTGGTCTAAATTTAAATGGTTCAGTCTTCAACAAAGATGTAGTAGAAAAAGCAATTCCTACTTTAGCTAACACACCTATTATGGCAAGTGTTTCTTATAACTTTGATGGAGAAAAAGACTTCGAAGGTCACGAAACTGATATAGAGATCACTGAAGACGGTGAAATAAAATTAATAAATTCGACTGTACCTTTTGGAGTTATCCCTGAAACAAATAATGCAAAATTTGAAACTCGTCTTGGGGACGATATGGTTGAGCGTGAATATCTGACTTGTGAAGGTATTTTATGGAACAAGTGGGATGACGCTGTTGAAATTTTGCAATCTAAAGGTGGAGTAACTGGACAATCTATGGAAATTTCACCTAATTATACTGGTTATTTTGATGGTGAAAACATGATATTTGAGACTTTCAGTTTCTATGGTGCTTGTCTATTAGGTGATGATGTTACACCAGCTATGAAGAACAGCACAGTAGAAATTAAGTATGCAGCTAAGACTGATGAATTAATTAAAGAAAAGCTACAAGTGTTTAACAATATTGTTTACGCTAATAAAGGAGGAAATGAAGTGCCTAAAAAAGACACAACTGTTTTTGACGAGCAAGAAACACATGTAAATGCTCAAGGAGACTCTACTACTGGGAAAAATGTAGAAGGAGAGCCTAAAGCAAATGCAAATGAAGCTTCTACTAAAGAAGAAAAATCTCTTGAAACTGATGGACAAGAAGGACAAGAAAGAGAAGAAAAAGCTTCAGAAGAAACTCTTATTGACTCTCCCCTAAGTGCTGAGGAGCAAGTTACAGTTCAAGTTGAAAATGTTGAAGATATTATCGACACTCACAAAGAGGTTAAAGAAGATATCGACAATTTGCCTGAAGCAGTAGACATGATTACTGTTGCTGGTGTTGAATATTCAGCTGAAGACATTGCTGCAAAACTTACTGAGTTAGCTTCTGTTAAATCTCAATTAGCAGAATATCAAAGCAAGTTTGAAGCATTACAAAAAGAAGTACATGCTGAAAAAGTTGAAAAACTATTCTCTACTCATAAAGATAGCTTATCTATTGAGTCTATTGAGAAACTTAAAGCTCAAGCTGATGGCATTACATTGCCTGAACTTGAAACATTAATCTTTGCTGAGATTGGTAGACAAAATTATTCTGCTAAACCAAAAGCTGAGACTAAAGCTACAAACTTTTCACAAATTGCTATTCCAGTAAACAAAACTAGTAACAACTCTTTAGAAGATATCGTTGCTAGTTGGAAATAAATATAAAATCTTTGGAGGATCATATAAATGGCAAAATTAAATTTAGACCGTGTAAAAGGTCACTACGTTGAAACAATTAAAGCTGACAAAGAATACGAAAACGGTTCTTTAGTTGGTAAAGGTTTATTAGAAGATGGAGAAATTCGTCTTTACAAAGCTGCTGAAGCTACTGCTGAAAACTGCTTCTTAGTTTCTACTCCGGAACTTGATTTAGCTGCTAAAGCAAACGGTCATGGTTCAATCGACTTTGTTAACCCTAAAGGTTCAATCATGCGTGCTCATCAATTAGAAGTTGGAGATACATTTACAGTTGAACAAAAATTACATGGTACAGGTTTCGTTGCTGGTGACGCTTTAACTGTTACTGGTGGGAAATTCGCTAAAGGTGAAGGTGCATTCGTAGTTGAATATGTAACTACTATTGGTGCTGATCGCCGCCCTGCTTATTCAATTCGTAAAGTTAAGTAATAAATTATAATAACACAAAATGTATGGAGGATAACTTAAATGCCTAAATTTAGTAATGAATTAAAAGAAGTTGCTATCCAAGCTGCTCATGGTGCAACTACTACTCAATTTTCAAATAAAGACTTATCGGACGCTGTTCGTAAAAAAATGATCGAGGAATTAGGTTCAGATACTTTAGATTATTCTACTTATCGCCGCCGCAAACATGATTTATTCGAATTCATCGAAGAAACTGTTGCCCCTATCGTAAATGAACGTACTGCTGAAATTTTCGGTCAGTTCGCTGAATACAAAAATATCGCTTTCGGTGATCAAAACAAATTCTTCATCGAAGATATTAAATTATTCCCTGTTGCTACTATCTCTACTGGTAACGGAAACGTAAAACGTCAACGTTTAGATAGTCAAGAATTAGTAGTACCAATGCATACAATCGGTGCTGGTGTATACGAAGAGTTAGTTCGCTTTTTAGCTGGTCGTACTGATTGGGCTCGTTTAACTGCTCGTTTAGCTGAGTCATTTGTAAATGATATCGCTCAACGTATTGGTGACGCTCTTTACAAATCAGTTGACTCTGTTGGTTCTACTTACAAAGCTAACGTTAGTGGTAGTAACGGTGAACTTAAAACTAAAGTATTAGAAATCGCTGACCACGTTGAAGCTGCTAATGGTCAAGCAGTAATTGTTGGTACTAAAGCTGCTCTTCGTAAATTAAAACCAGAAGATAGCTCAGACTTACAAAAAGGTGCTAAAAACGAAGTTGGTTACTTCGGTTTTGTTGATGGAGTTGAATGCATTGCTTTACCTCAATTCCACAAAGCTGGTACTGATGAGTTCGGTCTTAAAAACGATGTTATTTTCGTATTACCAAGCTCAGATGAAAAATTAGTTAAAGTTGTTCAAGACGGTCATTACATCGCTCGTGAAGAAGGCGGATCAGAAGGATATCGCACAGACTTACAAATGAGCTTAGACGTAATCACTCGTGTTGGTGTAGCTGTTGTTACTGCTGCTCGTTATGGTGCTGTTGAATTAAGTTAAGCTTAATATGATTAAAGTTTGCTCCCTATTAATTTAGGGAGCTTATTTTATATGGAGAAAAAGGAGACATTTAAATGGCTATTAAAAAAACTACAACTACTGAGAAATCTACTCAAAAAACTACTAAACCTACTGAAAAGAAAACAACTCGTACTGCTAAACCAAAGCGTAAAGAGGTTGATTTATCTCAATCAGTATTAGTTATTAATATGACTCAAGGTTCATTAACTTATGTAGCTAAAAAAGGTACAGGTTATTTAGAATTAAGTGAATACTTAGATAGTGATTATTTAACTGTTGAAGAGTTAAAAATCATGAAAAGTTCAGCTAGAGGCATGTTTGATAAAGGTTGGTTGTTTGTTGATGATGAAGATGTAGTTGAATTTCTTGGAATTAAGAAACAAATGGACGCTATCTTATTACCTGATGAGTTAGATGACCTATTCGAACTTCCAGCAGATGAACTTAGAGAGCGATTAAAAAGCTTATCACCTTCAGTGAAAGAAACAGTTCATTTAGCTATGAAGAAAAAATATGAAGATGGTGAACTAGCAAACGCTCACGTTATTCGTGCTATCGAAGAGTCAGTGAATATTGATAATAACGTTTCAATTCTAAATATCTAGTTGGGAGGCAAATTCTCTTGACAGAATTTACTTTAATTTATGACAAATTTTTATCTAAACTAACAGATTTTTCTTTAGCGAGATTAGATAAAGACGTTTTAGAGTCAGATTTACAAGAACGGTTAATAACTGCTCTTTCAGATTTTGCACAGTTACCCGAAGAGAAAACTGAAGTTGATTTAAGTACAAAAACTTTTACTAATGGTCTAAGTGTAGAAGAACAAAATATCATCGCAACTTTAATGGTTATCAATTATTTAGACAAATATATTTTGTCTGAAGATAATATGAGAATTCTATTAAACTCTAAAGACTATAAACAGTATTCACAAGCCGCTTTACTTAAAGAGCTTAAAGCTACTAAATCTGAATATCAATCAGATGTTGACGCTAAGCTTAATAGTTATAGCTTTAGACAAAAATTCCGAAAGAAAAAGAAAGATGAACAGTAAATCTTATACTTTTTATCTCACGGAATTGAAAAATAGAGTTTTCAAAATATTGCCTTTATGTGAAGAAAAGAATGACTACATAGATAAGTATTTAGAGAATTTGATCATTGAACTCAAAGGGCTTCCTAAAGCATATCCTGAAGTGTTTGATAGTCAATCTGCTTGGTACGTTAGAGTGTTAAGCTCTTTATTTACTTTCTATGAAGACTTTTCTATCGCAGAATTACATAGTGTTGATGGAGTTCAAAGAGTAAGACGAATTATTCTATCATTAGTAAATTTGATAGATAAGGAGGTAGGACGTTAAATAATGGACTACTTTGAAAGATATAAAAATATTAATATGCCTTATGGCACAGATTTAAGTTCACATGTCATTAACGCAAGTAAAGACAGTGCTTTGAGAACATTTCTCTCTTCCCCTACTCTATCTGATATTTATGTTGATAGTATTCCTACTCAGTCAGTTGTAAGTAATTATTCTGGTGACTTTTTTGAGCGTACGTTCTTATTTGAGCCAGACTCAGACTTAGCTAAAGTAGGTAATTATATTGAACATAGAGGCTATACATACTTAACTATGAAAAGTAATGATGATGATATTTATCCTAACCTACACGCTAAGTTATGCAATGAAGATTTTAAACTTCCATTAAAAATTACTAAGAAGAAGGTTTCTACTGGTCGTGGTGGTTACACTTATGTTGATCAATTAGAGACCAAAGATATTCCTATTGTGGTTGATGTTAAAGGTTACTCAATTGCGGATAATGCTATCTTACCTTTAACTGAAGGCCGAGTAATTATCTATATGAAATACAGTAAGGAATACTTAGAAAAAATTAAACTTAACTATGAGTTTGAGTTATTTAATGATAGTTATAAAATCACTGATATTCAAACAGATAACATAATTAATCATCAAGGTTATATTGTATTATCTGCACAGAAAGTAGTTGAAACAAATGCAACTTAGATATAAAACTTCTGGTCGTGGTGATATCTTACAGAAATTTATTAAGGTAATGGCAAATGATGAACACTTATTAAGATTGCTTTACTACAACCCTATTGATGAGAATGGCAATTATATAGAGTTCACAGACGCTTCTTTACCTAATATCACTGAGATGGACGAAGAGAAAAAAGACCAAATAGTAAATGATTTGATTAGAACGTCTCAAAAGAGTGACGACATAATCGAGATGAAAAAGACAGTTATTTTTGTATTTTATGGTAAATCGAGACCTAAGTATAACAATCATACTCTTGTAGACAGAGAGATTATTTTTATGATCCTATCTCATAATGATTTCTCATTTGCTGATAGAATAGAGGAAATTTGTGATAGATTAGATACTTTGTTCGTTAATAAGCATATTGGTGGCATTGGTAGAACAAACATCGGAATATCATTCCCTGTTGAAGCTCCAAAAGAATACCTTGCTTTTGAACAAAAATACACTATCACTGATAAGCGGATGTGATTTAAATGGAAGAGTTATTAGAAAATCTATTTGATGATCAGAGTATTCAAGATAAAGTTATCTTGAATTTGCCTATCGAAAGTCCATTTGGTGAATTAAAACCACTGAGTATTCATGATTACATGCAACGACTCTCTTCTATTTCAGTAATATCTCTTAACAAGAAATACTTACTCGCTGAGTATGGTAAAGGTTATCAAGAAGAAACTGGTCAAACTGATAATGAAATTTTCACAATGTTGAAAGACTTGAATGAAAAATATTCATTATTCTACTTTTTAAGAGAGATGTTCCAAGACCTTCTCCACCACTACATTATTATAACCCGATACGTTAAGTTCTACGATTATCAATACGATAAGAAAAACCCTCAATCTAGAAAAGACATTGATGAAAATAGTGATGACGATACACCTTTGAGTGAAAAGGAATTTACTGAGGCTATCTTAGAAAAATGTATTCAATTTGTATTTTCATTAGATGATGATCAATTTGAGCTTTATCGTAAATACATATTACAACTTCATGGACAATCTGAACCTAGAGCTTTCTTAAACCCTAAGCTTCAACGCAATGAAGAGAGATCTAAAGCTTCAAAGCTTAAAAAGAAGGACTCAACGCCAACTTTATCTACTATGGTTACAAGTTGTGCAGTGTACATGGGCGTTGATTACTCAGATATTATGAAATGGAATGCTTTACAATTACAACATTCATTCCAACGAATTTCACTATTCATTCAAAATAACGCTACAACGTTGTTTGCTACTGTTACTTCTGAAGTCGATTTAGTTAATTGGTCAGAAAATATTACTGACAATGAGAAAAAAGAAGATATGACTTTAGATACTTTCAGACAGAATGTAAGTGGAGTTTAGTTAGAATATATATAAATTATTTTAGGAGGAATTGGAATATGCCTTTATATATCCAAGACACTGCGGACGCAGTATTAGAACGTAAATCGGACAAATTTGTTATCGCTACTGGTACAACTCAAACTGTTACTTTGAAACAAAAAGTTGACGAAGAAACAGTTAAAGGCGGTATTGGTAACGCTGCTCAATTCACAATCAAATCTAACAAAGAGTTAGAAATCACTATGGAAGACGCTTTATTCAACTTCCAATGGTTAGCTGCTACTCAAGGTGTTAAAGTTGTTAACGATAAATTAGTTGTTAAACGTACTGAAGTTGCTGAAGTAGAAGAAGGCGGAAAAGTTACTTCTGTTAACTCTAAATTAGCTGGTGAGTTAGTTGTTATCGACACTTATGGTAAAAACGTTAAAGGTAAGTTCACTGCCGGTTCTGCAACTATCTCTGACTTGTCTTCACAAGTTGGTAAAAACGTAACTATCGTTACAGAAGAAGAAGTTCAAGGTGAAAAAGTTTCTATTCGTGCTGACCGTTTCGCTGAAAAGTATCGTTTACAATTATTCACTTATGCTTATGACCAAGATACTGAAGCAATTGCAAAAGACGTATTCTTGACATTCGATAACGTTTCTCCATCTTCTGAGTTTGACTTAAAACTTAAAGCTGGTGATCCATTATCTCCAGAATTACAATTAAAAGCTACTGCAAACCCAAAAACTAAAGAAATTGGTTCTTGGATGATTGTTGATCATAAAGAAGACGCTGGAGCAACTAATTCAGGTGCGGTTATTGCTGGTAGAAGAGCTGAAGATACAGCTTCACATTTAGGCTAATAATTTAGTCATAAGAGTGAGAGATTAATTTCTCTCCTCTTTTTTATTTATCCAAATTTATAGAATAAAAGGAGAATTTTATCATGAAAATAAACGACAATAACGATAAAAATGTCGAACAAAATGCTGTTGTTGACTTAAAAAAGGTCTTAGAAATGGCTAAATCTTATGATGAAATTGAAAGATACACTTTATCAAACGGTGAAGACATTGAATTCTATCCCCACTTCTCTCGTACAAAGATTAAAGAAATCATTGAAGAGTATAAAGGATATTTAATTTCTGAAGATAAAGATGATATGAAATTCATGGATATGGTTTCTAAAGATGATGTAAGCTTAGTCCTTTTCTGGTACTTCTTAGCTGTTAAAAAATTCACTCATTTTGGTGAGTCTATGAAACGTATTAAGAAAGTTAAATCTTTAGCTCCTTATTACAATGCATTATTAGAAACGGGTATCTTAGAAGAAATTTGTAATGACGCTTTTGCTTATGAAGAGTTATCAAAAGTTACTGAAATGTTTGCAAAAGAAGCTGCAATTAATGTAACTGCTAATGAATTTGTAAACAAATATGAAGATGAAATTGAAGTAGCTCGTGAAAAATTTGCTAACACTTATTTAAACAAGAGTGAAGATTAATGCCTCAATTTAGTAATTTACAAAGCCTTAATAACTATGTACTTAGAGCAATAACTGAAGTAATGAGAAATGAAGTTGCTGACGCAGTTAGACAAGAATGGATAGCTATGATGGAAAAGAATGTGTATGGAACGTATCAACCCTGGTCATATGAACGTAGACATAAACAAGGTGGTTTAGCTGATCCAAGAAATATTCAAATCGTTTCAGAAAAAGTTGCTGCTGACTCTGCTGCTATCGTAATGGAGAACTTGACTAAAGGTCAAGGTTGGGATCATTACTATGGTGATTTAATCAATACGATGATTGAAAGTGCAGACGGTTTTGCTGGTAATTCAGCTTTAGGAATGCCTAAACGTCCTTATACCGAAGAAGCAGTTGATTTCATGACAAAAGGAATTGGTAGAAATACTATATTGGACGCTCTCACATCAGGTTTAGCTAGAAGAGGTATTAATGTCAATATTAAATAGAAAGTAGGAATTAGTATGGCAATCGAGAAAAACATGCTGAGAGAAAGAGCCAAAAAGCTTCCGACAATTACAGATGAAATGTGGGAAAAGGTACATCCTATTTACAAGGAACTTTTAAGTGAGTATTTAGGTTCAGTAGATTTATCGAGAGACACTAAAAAACAATATACTTCAGCATTGAAACAATTTGGTTGGTTTGTTGCTGATAGTTTAAACAATAAACCCCTATTCAAATTAAAGAAACGTGACGCATTGCGTTATATGAACTATTTAAGAGAAGACCGTAAGATGTCATCATCTGGAATTAACTTAAAGAAATCTGCTGTATCTGCTTTCTGTCAATGGATAGAAAACTATATCGCTGATGACTATGAAGATGAAAATGGAGACCTAGTTTTTGAAACATTTCGTAATTTCATGACAGGCTTACCACCAGTTGTAAAAAATCAAGTATACGATAAGAAGAAAGTTACATTCGAAGAGTATCAAGAAATGATGAAAGCTCTAAGAAGTGATGAAGATTATTTAGGTATGGCTTGGTTAGCTACTGCATTTAATGTTGGTGCAAGACGCAGCGAAATTATACAATTTAAAACATCTTTATTCGATCATGAGTGGAATGAAGAAGGAAACTTCTTAATGTCTCATAACGTTCGTGGTAAAGGTCGTGGTGAAGATGGTAAGATACTTCAATTTATGATCAATGATGAAGCACTTAAATATATGAAGCTTTGGGTAGAAAAACGTGGATATGAAGACGAATACATCTTTACAGTTGGAAATGAGAACACTCATAGGCAAATGAGTAAGTCTTGGGCTGATTATTTCTGCGAGCATACTCTATCTCATATTTTAGGAAGACGTGTTAACCCTCATATCTTTAAAGCTAGTTGTGTAACCTATCTATTAGAAGTTAAAAAGGTTGATATTAAACACGTATCTAAATTAGTGGCACATCATGAGTCAGTTGAAACTACTCAAATATATGATTTAAGAGACTCTGAAGAAGAGAGAAA